CTCGGGGTTTGGTCAACTTCTTATTCAAGAAGAGACCAAAAGACGGTTTCACACCGCCTCCCTTCGACAGCTCCTGCAATGGGAGCTACCGCACGCCTAGCTGCCAACTCATATCTAATGTCACGGTACCAGTTGAAGCGGCCATTCGGCCACAAGCAATCTGGAGCCGGGACACGGACATAGGAAGGCAGCACAGACACCGGAGGATCGTACCAATCAGGTGCGAACCTACGGACCCTGACGAAACGCTTGACTCTACCATGCCTGATAGAGATAGCGCCGTCGGCCCATTCGCCTCTAGTGATAGAAACTAACAACCCGTTAGGGTTATAGAGTCTAGCACGTAGGCCACTTGGAACTCTTATGGTGTCGTCTGTCAAAGAGATTGAACGAAGTCTCGGAACGGATGCGTTGTAACGCACACCGCCTGACACTTGTTTGACTCTAAGCCAGGGCCACCACTCGGGAACCTTGTAACCTGCATCATCAGACTCCCAGAAAGGAACCCCTAGAAAGGGCGCCTTTTTGAGCAGATACTGCAGTGAAGAATCGAGAGAAATCCCGGTTCTCGCACTCCATCTGACGAGCTTGTTGAAGGCGACGTAAGTATCCTGCGAAGTACTAAGGTGTTTTAGATAAACACCCCGTACCATGTGACCCTTGAAAAAGTCACAACCACAGGACTCACGAAACGGTCCTTTATTAAAGGACTTCTCAGCGTTTACTTTAAACCCAAACAATTCCAGTAAGTGAACAACACGATCGAACGCATCACTGCGAACGATAATGTCATCACCAAAAACTGAAAAGTTAGGTTTATCGCTGCTTACTTTGAGGGGGGTTATACCCATCTCATCGTAAACCGCTGAGACGACGGCCGAGAATATAAGTGTTTGGAGAGGAAACGTAAAACCGTTCCCCATCGTAGACACCATATTCAAGGTCAGCGCTGATCCATCCGGTAGCCTTGAAACGGGCGACCGGAGATACTTGAGCAACGAGCTAAACCATTGCGGGAAAAGCTCGTCAACAAGCGTCAAGCTTATAGAGTCAGAAGCTGATTCAAGATCAATCGTTGAAAACGATTTCTTGTCAGTGTCTGGCGCCATAGAGCCTAACCGCGCCATATGTCGGTTAACATCGGCCACGTATCTCAGATCAATTCCGAAGAATTTTCTGAGACGTTCGCGGATAATGTTACCCAATCCGAGCTGGTACCACATGTTCAATGTGGGCTCAGTACAGATTGTACGACTTATGTCAATGTTTTTAGGCACACAGGATAGGCGATTACCATCGACTAACTTCGGACCATTCAACTTGGTAAACCTGAGGTTTTCGGCCTCAGACCAGGAAGGTAGGTCCCGTATGCTAGTCCTGTACTCTGCGTACAGAGGATAACCAGTCGTGGTTAACTCTGAGGAGAACATCTTGGTATAGAAGTCTCCCCCCCTTCCAGCTAGACTTGCTCCTGATCCTACCTCACCAGATTCGAAAATCTGATGCATAGAATTCACGAGAAGTCCCCCTTCCGGGTGGAGGAAGCGGTCAAGACACGTTTTCACGTTCTCGACAGCCATTTCATCCCAGCTGGATTGGACCACGAGTTTATAAGCTCCCATCCGTTCATTAACGGTAAGGAACTTTTCAATAGCCTTGGAATCTGCCACCGGGTTAGGGTCTTCATATTTTTTGAAGACGCTCTCGATGAGCATTTTTGCAGCTACTGAACGTACCGACGAGTAAGGACTTTTTTTGTCCTCAAACGTCTGTGACGAAAGGTCAGCCTGAAGGCAGGAAAAGAACGAATGCCGATTAGGAGCGGACATACACTCTCTCCAAGGTGGGTCACAACAGACGAAGTCACCTTATCAAAGCTGAGGAGGCTTGACGATGCCAAGTAACTTGGCAAAGTAGCGTACCAAAGCAATTATAAGGGTGCGGGAAATGCCGCGACCAGAGATACGTCTCTTCATAACGACCTAAAGGCCGTTATTAATGAGGATCGTACCAATAGCCGAAGCATCAGCCCAACCGACTCCGAAAAGGAGTGACATAGCGGCACGAACGGACTCAGGGTCTGTAATGTCGGAACCAGCAGGAAGGCTCATCGAAAGTTCGAATAAGCCGACTTGACGGGGCTGACCAGACAGAACCTCCAAGCCCTTACGAACGTTCCATTTAAAAACGTTCTTCGGGACGCTAGATAACCCACCAGACGCATTCACAGCAGGCAGAGTCTTTGGACTCGCTACTTTGAAAAACGTCATGGTAAACGGATTGCTGAGGCTATTAACCTCAACACCCGTCTGGGTTCCACCAAGAGCCGAGACATAGTACTGCTTCCCATGGGCAGCAGGAGCTACGTCAGCGACCAAAGTGTACGTCGGCAATGTGAGACCCACTTCTGGGGCTCCCGTAACCGGCGAAGTTGGAGCGAAAGGCATAATGGTCCTTTCATTGTATAGGTTACAAAGTCCTTAAGTGTGCAAGAGCCGCCATATTAAGCCATTTCCGCCAATTCTTAGCACCAGGTATTTCAAACCTGAGGCCAGGAACAGCGAAGCCGACATAATTGCTGCGGAACACACGCGTAAGGTCCCATTCGACACGTGGCGCCGTAAATTGCCACACCACATCAGAGTTTGAAGTAGGATAACTTAGACTAGAACCAGTAATCGCGACGCGGTCGGTTGACCGAATCGAATGATTCCGGTATGTCCTTGTTATCCACGACAAATCCGAGCGGGGGAAAGATACGGACTCGATTATCTCACCAACATTGGTAAAGTAATCGACTATAAAGGAGTACGGTATAGCCTCCCAGACAGCGGGCAAGAAGTTTGAGGCTGTTACGCCAAATTCTTCAAGCCTTGAACTGACCGGGGAGCTAACCTCTACCTTAACGGCCCCGTAAAAGGTTACATCATAGCGTAGGAAGGTTTTCACCTGCCAGTCTATGGTGCAAGCTTCTAAGTTACGCGAGTCTGAAACATAAGTGGGAGGGCCGTCCCTAGAGGAAGTGCCATAAAAGCGCGCCAAGCCTGTCTTCGCCGATAAACGGCGAAGCGCTTGGTATGCAGATACGGCATCCGAAAGGAGCGGAGCCCAACCATAATTATGTTCCAGCCAAGTGTCACTTAACGCTCTAGTCGCAGCACGACCAACATCAGGTGCGTCTCTCTCGAGACGTCTGAAGTCCTGTTGTGTTACGGGTATAGAGCGCCGCCCGATAGCGCGTTTAACGCGTTTTCGTGCGTTCCTGTGATAGACGTCGAGAAGATCTCGAAATCCTTTAGCAGGATTACGGAAACCTCGGATAGTGTCATTCAGTTCGGCTAAGAAGTTCCCACCTCGAAAGTGGGATTGCTTCGATCGCGCGTCCTGTATAGCACGTCCGAGAGCCTCATCACGCACCTGCGGATCAATAACGGTCGGCGGGGAGGAAGGACTTGTCCATGTGGTAGATGATCCCTGGAAGAGATCACCATCATATTGATAGTATCCAAACCTCTGCGTGGAATTACACCATTTGCCAAGAAAGACAGAACCGGGCGTGTAAGTAAAATTACGACGCTCGGCGTCCCAATTGCCAGTGGCGTTAATCCCGTGAGCAATTCTATAGCGCCAGTTAGGTACCTTCTCACTCAACCAAACGGTTTCGCCGACGTTCGCTACGGTATTGAGAAACGTGTCCGTCTGTAAAGACGGCCACGAAAAACAAGCCGCAACGGAACCCGTGCGCCACCGCTGGAGATGTGAAACAATGTGCCTAACATGAAATGCCATAGAGCCTCCGTTGAATCCAAGACGATAAAGGATTTACCGCCTTTGAAATGTTACCTAAGCACCAGAGCCTTCAATCTCCCACATCAGACTGTCGTCTGAATAGGTAGGATCGAAGGATGGGGTATGGCAACACGAATTGTGAGCTTTACTTCCCTGTAGGTAGTCAGTAGATGCCTCCGTCCAGTACTCCTTGAAGACTTTACAGTCCTCAGAGAGACCAGTAGGGCCGACATCAACTGTAATACGAGCGCGACGAACCAAGTCCTGATGGACCGGGTCCGTTACGCAAGCGTAGAACACTATTTGCATAGTGAGATACCTCCAGGTTCATAAAGTTTCACAAAACGGGTGCTCCCGAAAGGGCTGGTAAGAAGGCGCAGAATCGGCAGACGCCTCCACCGATCTCTGCCCCCGAGGAGGGTAAACATGATCGCGAGCAGCGGCGCATCCAGGCGCGTCGCCCCGGGGGCGCTC